ACGGATTTTCATTTTGAAGATTTGTGCCGCCCACCAATCCCCACGTGCCTGCGTGTTTTCCCCGAGCTTTTTGTAATAATAAAAATCGTTTAGTGTTCTTAGAATAAAATAATGCGCCAGATGCTATAATTTGATTTTGTTTTATGCTCATAACTCAAGTCGCCACATACCTTTATCATATTCCCCTTCAAAACTTTTATTCCAATATACTCCGTTCCAGCAATATTGTATTCTTTTGCCGTCAAATATATTAGTCTGATATAATAATGTGTCTGCTTCTTCTTTAGCGGAAAAAATAACAACCCATTTATTAGTTTGCCATTCTATAATATCATTTGCTTTTGCATAAAAATCGGTGCCGTCTAGGTTCTTCCATCCGTCCGGCCCGTCTACATTTATAGGGTCTCCAATATCTTCGATAATTAAAAACCTATCACCTGATACCACATTAGTCATTCCATGCCCGGGATATACTTTTTGCGGATCTATTATGGCGTCGAATGTACCAATACTGCGCTGACCGCCCGCTTCTCGTTCACCTGTTGTTTCAATATAAGTATCGGCAGGATAAGTATCTGTATCCCAGTTTACTAATAACACAGAAGGGTCGGTGGGTGAAATTGACACTCTGCCTATTACATTACTCCCATCCGGCTGCACTAAAAATAACTTATTAACTCCTGAAATATATCTTTCAGGAAATTGATCAAATACTTCCTTCCAGTAAATTACATGAGTTCCTTGTCGTAAAGGAATGTGTATGGTGATTCCAGCAGGTAATACGTTCTCAGTAGGGCCTAATAAAATCGCTTCACCATTATAAACTTGAATTTTATAATCAGTTATAGTAACAATTTCTCTAGTTAATGCGTTTGTTAAAGTAGTAGTACCTTGTCTATTAGGATCATTGCCTAAACCGTCTATATTGGTCCACGATAAATCTGCACATTGGAAAACATTCGTAATAATAGAAGTAATAATACCTAAATGCTTAACTCTGACAGGGGGACTAATCCAAATCGGTGTTTTTAAACCAATTGTTGCAATATCATTTATGTCGTCTTTGCCTGGCGGAATCGTTCTATTAGACCATTTAACATCTGTTATTTCCAATACTGTTAAACTAGTCCAATCTATATAATTATCTACTGTTTGTAATTCTAAACTAGGATTAAATAGAACTAAAATTTGTTCTAAAATCTGTAATTTTTGATCCGTGCTAGAAGACCATATATCCACATTAACAGATAATTCATATGGTGTAGGCATCAACCTTTCTACCGTATAATTTCTGCCTTGTTCTTGATTATAAACATTTTCTCCGGTAACTGGATCTATTTGTATTGCACGTTCTCTGATATGAACTTTCCCTACATAAGTAGCATCTGCTAATCTAGAACGATCTAACGCTATTCCTGTTACATAAACTGCGATCCTAGGAGCAATATTAACAGTATTTTCTGAATTTTGATTGATAATATTCGCAACTTGACGGTCTTGGTCGCCATACACCACTGGTATTCTAACCAATGTACCGTCACTATATTTCACAGTGAAATTACTTAGTGCCCTAATGATCTGAAGAAGATATCTTCTTATAGTTCCATCATAAAAATGCTGCATTATACATCTGCTCTTGGTTTAAGTACCTTAGAAAGGCTTTGGCGTTGTTCTTCTCTATGATTATATAAGAAAACTCCCCACGTGCCTGTAGCAGGAATTGTTTCTTGTACACCCTTAATAACAGGTAATGTTACTCTTATTTTCGGAATATTATTTTTCAAATAAGAAGTAATAAGAGTTGGGTAATCTGCTACAGCATAATCTATAGTTTCACCATTAAATTTTAATGTAATATACGGACCTGTTATATAATTTATGTCGGTATTTATTATAATAGCACCTTTTACTAACGGTACCATATCAGAACCGAGCTCTTCGACATAAGTATACTTGGTGTTATTAATAAAGCCAGTTTTCTGTGTATGACGGGTATTAGTTTGTGTCATTGTCATCCTAAGCTTATCCTCGATTTTAACCCAACGCACGCCGTCAAACCTAAAAAGTCTGTTTGGTAAGAAATCCGTCCGTAGATAATAATCTTCTTTTGTGGGGGACGGAGGAAATTGAATCCCGTAACCAAAAGGATATCCATTGGGTGGTATGCCGTCGCCTAGCAAATAACCAAAATAACCACTCTTTGGAGGATTACCATTCACTAATTGTCCTACTTCCGATGTAGAAATGATAGGATCGCCAGTGGCTGGATCAACAGATAATGTCCAATAATGCCTAGTTTCGTATCCGCTTAACGGAGAATCTGCTTCTGCTTGAGATATCATTGCGTCATTGATTTCTAATGATTTATCTCTGGTACTCAATAACGATTCTAATGTGCTGCCGGAATAAACAATCCAAGCTAACGGATTTGGTGGTGCTAATGTAGTACCGGATTCCGGCACAGAGCCATCGGTTTTCACTTGATACATAATTCCGTCTACTCTGACTATCTGCCCTGGATAATAAACAGTTCCAGGAACATAATCTCCGACAAATTTGTCGGCATCCTCGCCAACTGGTTTATTAAAAATATCTGCAAATTGTTGTGTGCCCGACACTTTCTTTAATTTTATTCGATATAGATGAGGATACCAAGTTGCAGAAAATCCTTCGGATGCCCTCCCTACATCTTCAATAACATAATATCTAGGCAAACTAATATCATAATTATTTAATGCAAATTCATCTGTTAAATGCGGAAGTTCCATTACATCGCCATTTAATTGCTTACGTCCTACATATTTAATGAAATCATTTATATGAATAGTCATAAAAATAGTATCATTATCTATAAAAATACCAAATTGACTAAGATTAAAATCTATGTTTTGAACATTATAAATGCCACGTATTCTATATATTTCTGAATCGTATCTACGATCTCTATTTTCTAAAAACAGTAAATCTTGAATATTAGTGACACTGAGAGAATCGTATATGGGCTGGTCTGCTGTTCCTACGGCAGGATTTTTAGGTCCGATATACTTATGAAGGTATACGCCCGTGCCACCAATAGTAAACATTTCGGATATTTGCCTATCAATAAATTGATAATCGAGTCCTTTTTCTTCTTTATATAAACTGAGTCGCATTCAATCTCTCCGTACTATATTTAGCTGAAAATCAACCTGCTTAAAGGTAAATACTAATAGGAGAATTGAATATGGCCGAAAGTACGTCACTCATCGAACGGAATAAAGTATTTGAATATGTTAGAACTTTACTCGGCGATCAAATTGTCGAAGTAGAATTAGATCCTATCCATTATGAAATTGCCCTAAATCGAGCACTAGATAGATATAGGCAACGTTCTTCGAATTCAGTAGAAGAAAGTTATAGCTTCCTTGAATTAATTCCTGACCAAAATGAATATCGATTACCTGATGAAATTATTACAGTTCACACGGTATTTAGGAGAAGCTTAGGCTCTAAGTCGGGCTCTAGCTCAGGCGGATTTGATCCGTTTCATTTGGCATATACTAATTCCTATCTTCTAAGCGGCAGTATGATTGGCGGACTTGCTACATACGAATTATTTACAGGATATCAAAAATTAGTAGGTACAATGTTTGGTGCTTTTATAGAATTTACTTGGAAACCACAAAGCCATATTCTTACAATTCTTCAACGTCCGCTTGCACAAGGCGAACAATTACTCCTAAAAACATATAATTATCGACCGGACTTTGTACTTTTAACTGACGTTTTAGCTAAACAATGGCTCAAAGATTATACCCTTGCAACTTGTAAAATGATATTAGGCGAAGCTAGAAGTAAATTTAGTTCTATTGCAGGTCCGTCACAGTCTATTCAAATGAACGGGTCCGATCTCAAAAACGCCGCGAAGGAAGAACTTGCTGCATTGGATAAAGAGATAGAAACGTATGTCACTGGCGGAGCACCTCTTACTTGGGTTATGGGCTAGATGAAAATTTTAGACGTAATCAACGAAGTACACATAGATTTATCGTCCGGATTAAAAACCCCGATCAACCAATCCGATACAATTACTGTATATCATAATTTTAGAAATATTAATGATGCTATCGCTGTAATCCAATACGGATTGAGCGGAGCAAGCAAAACTGAACGAGTATACAGTTACGAAGCAGATAACAACCCAAAAGGATTATTTGTATCCTCAGATTTTAAAACAGTGGATGATTTTGGATCTACCATTATTGAATTTAATGCACAAGTTAAAGATTTAGACCCGCCTGTTTGGCCGTCCGGGTCTTATACAGTTCAAGGTGGAATTAGTCAATATTGGGGGCACGGCAAACAAGGCGTAATTAAACGAAAAGCTGCACAAAAGTCTTTAAGAAGTCAATATAAACAAGATAATTCTCTCCCTCCGGAAGTTAAAAATAGTGAAGATCCTTTACTTGCGTATTCTTTAACGCAAATGTATGAAAAGCAAGCATTGTTTGTTGGCCACCTCCATCCTTCTACAATCACTAGAATTTTTGTTCGTAAAGATAACAAAATTCATTCGTGGGAAGAAGTATCCAAAGACGAATTTCTTGATAGAAACCTAAAACATGTCAATGATCCAAATGTTAGGCGTGTAGAAAAACGACGAATATTTTCTCCTACAGACGAATTCGATGAAAATAAATTTAAAAGTGAACTGAGTAAAAAGTTTGGTTCTAACATAGAACAAAATTTAAATAACCTCTGGAATCGCCAGATCTTAGCAAACTCAGAAAACAAAGGCTATTATTTTAAAGACGCCATGGAACACTTTCTTTGGCCTAAACAAATGCCCGCTGCATATAAATGGTTTGGTAAAACGTTCGGTTTTAAACCTACTAGTTGACTTTTTTCTAATAATATATTATAGTAAGTACTTAAACTTATTTTACTTACTACTATGAATATATTTCTTCTTGACTTAAATTTTGAAAATAATGCTCGTTATCATGTTGATAAACATGTGGTAAAAATGCCTCTCGAATCTGCTCAGATTTTATCTACCGCAGTAAGATTATCAGGTATAGATGCTGGGTACAAAGCTACCCATGCTAATCATCCTTGCACCAAATGGGCTCGTGAAAGTCTGTCTAATTGGCATTGGCTTAAAACTCTAGCATTTTATTTAAATGAAGAGTGGTGTTATAGATACAATCACCATCACTTTAATCACAAAGCATACGAAATGATTAAGTGGCTTCCAGAACCTAATATTGAAGATATTGGATTGACTCCTTTTGCTATTTGTATGGCAGAAGAATTTAAAATTAGTAATGACCCAGTTATGTGCTACCGAAATTATTACAATAACGGAAAGAAACATCTTTTCTCGTGGAAAAATAGAGAGGTTCCAGAATGGATCGTTTGATAGGAATAACAGGATTTGCAGGGTCGGGCAAAGACACTGTTGCGGATTACTTATGCGAAAATTTTAATTTTACTCGCTTGTCGTTTGCTCAAACAGTAAAAGACATTTTATCGGTAATATTTGGCTGGGATAGATTTTTATTAGAAGGAAGAACTAAGGAATCTCGTGAATGGAGAGAAACCGAAGATGTTTGGTGGGCTAATAAATTAAATATTCCCGATTTAACTCCGCGTAAAATGATGCAATTTATAGGAACAGATGTATTACGGGATCATTTTCACAATGATATATGGATTGCTGCATTGGAGAGAAAAATACTTGATTTACAAAGAAATGTAGTAGTAACAGATTGCAGATTTCCAAATGAAATTGCTGCAATTAAACAACTGGGCGGCAGTTGCATAAGAATAAAGCGAGGACCTGAACCAGAATGGTACAACGATGCGTTGTACCTTAATCAAAAAACCGATACTGTTTATAAAGATGTATTAATGGACAGATTATTATATTTCAATGTCCATGAATCAGAATACGCATGGATCGGACAAAAGTTTGATTTTATAATTAATAATACTGACATAAAGTCTCTTTACAATGAAGTTCAAAAAACTATAAACCTAATATCTTAATTTATACATACGCAGCAGAACGAAATCCATAATAATAACTAGATGAACCTATCTCTACTGCAAGCGACACACACCAAACGCCTGCCATAGCGGAGTGCGCCCACAGTCCGCTAGATACTACACACAAATTATCGGTAATTGATTGATAATAATAATCAGACCCGAATAAATTAGTACCACTAATACTCGTGCCTGCTGCTTTGGGCAACCCAGCGCAAGTTAATAACATGCCGTCACCCGAAACGCTACTATCAAATACTTGTTCAGTTAAGTTACCAAATCGTTGTGCAAACTCGTTACTACCCATTTGCGTAGAAAAATACAAAGTAATTGGAGACATATTCTCTAAAATTCCATCGACTCCCCAATGATCTGTTAATTCTGTAAAGCTGCTGGTAAAATCTTGCATTCTAACAGAAGTTTTAGCTAGATAAAATGTTCCGGTAATAATGCTTCCACTACCAAAAAACCCGTAACTAGTGCTATCTACGCCATCTAAGGTAAACGTATCAGGACCAGTCACTGTGATTTTGTATAGTTTGCCATTTAATGGAGTCATTCCGGAAAACAATATTGCTTGTACTACATCTCCAGTGGAAAGACCGTGATTCGTTATTGTTATTTGGCACGGGTTTGTTGCAGTTATGTCTTCAACAGACTTAGTGACTGCAATGCAACTCATTCCTATTGACACTTCCCACATAGTACCGTTTAAGTCCGTAACTCCGGAGTTTTGACCGTTATGCGTTGTTTTAGCAAACAAACTACCAGATCCAGTTTTAGAACATTTTAAAAAACCGTCTGATTGAAATGCAATGGTTGTGTCGTCTACATCCGAAAAGACATTATTATTATTTCCTTTCGGGTAATTTTTATTAGCAAGATACCAAGCGCAGAAAGTATTATTTGTTGCAGCCTGCCCATGTGCAGTTGCCAGTAATGCTAACGCAGCATGAATAAATCGAGAACAACAAAAAAAGCTTGCACCTCTAGTCTTGGCAGCAGCGATACAACTACCTACATTATTGGCTACTGATACGCCAACTAACATAGTAATTGAATTGTGCGTTGCCATCACACTTAACGGATTACCATTACGAATAGACGATGCAACACCTACATTATTAGAACAAAGATATTTGTCTACAAAAAAACCAAGTTTAATCGCTCCGCCGTCATAAAATGCTCGGTGTAAAGCATATCCAGCAGCATTGGCAGCAGCAACATCAACGAAAGAATCAAAAGATTTAATGTCGATGCTGTTTAATGAATAACCTGGATAAGTAGGATTATCTGCGTGTCCAATACGATAATAAAATGCTGGAATCCAGCACATAACAGACCCGTCAGAATAAAGATAATTTCCGTAATTATTATCTGCTTTATCATCGGTGCCTGACAAAACGGAATACCCTGCAGGTAAAACATCCGGATATACTCCTACCCCAAAACCCAATTTGCCTGGTAATCCAATGTCATTTAATTTAGCATGATCTAATAATAAATGGTTATATGCCCAATTAGAAGAAATTGTATCAGATACCGCGCCGCTAACAGGGATGTTGTCAACCGCAGAAACATTAACAATGTCAGAATACATTCCTTCAACTTTATCATACATTGTATTTTTAGAAGGCATCACATCACTAGTTGCATCCCAATTTGTATTATACGGATCGTTACTAACATACGAAGTAGTAGAAGGAATACCTGCATGATCGATCCATAAATCTCCAACCAATTTATTTTCCGGTTCAGTACTCGATGAAGTTAAATTAGCAACAGTTGTGGTAGACACGCCCGTTGATGGCTGTAATGCAGTTTCAGCAAGAAGTCCTTGCGCAGCAGTAGCAAATGCTTCCTTGTCCTCCAACGATGCAGTACCTAATCCATCAACAGAAAATGATTTAAATTCTGTTGTAGTTGTTTTTTTAACAACACCATTCTCAACAGACGGCAACAATTCGTCTCCAGTTAATAAATCAGCTGGAAATAGTTCCGAGATTTTCCTACCTGCCATTGTTTTACTCCATTTATAGTATTTACCCCCAAGTAAAAAACCGATGTTTTACATCCGATTAGGTAAATATACAATAAGAACTTGTTTACGGAGATATCAAACATGGCTCAACTAAACTCACCCGGTGTAAGCGTAACGGTAGTAGACGACAGTTTCTACGCCCCCGCTGCACCAGGAACCGTACCTTTAATCTTTGTTGCTACAGCAGAGAACAAACAAAATAGCGCAGGAACTGGCATCGCTCCTGGCACCGTCGCAGCTAATAACGGCCAAGTATATTTAATTACTTCACAACGAGAATTATCAGATACGTTCGGTACTCCTGTTTTCCAAACCGATGCTAATAATAACCCAATTCATGCAGGCGAACTAAACGAATATGGTTTGCAAGCGGCATACTCTTATTTGGGTGTTAGTAATCGTGCATATATCGTACGTGCTAATATTGATTTGAAACAACTGGAAGCTTCGGCATCCCCGCCAAACGGGCCGCCTAATAACGGTGATTGGTGGTTTGATACTGCTACAACAGATTTTGGTATTTTCGAATGGAATGCAAATACTGCTACAGCTAACGGACAAATATTTACAGTTAAATATCCCACTGTTATCACCGAATTAGACCAGTTAGATCAATCTGTCGTACCAAACCCCCCACTATCTAGTTTTGGTGCAATTGGTGACTATGCAATTACCGCAGCTAGCACATTAAATAAACTTTGGTTCAAAAAACCAAGAACAATTGACGGCCCTGCAGGCGCGCCTAAGTGGGTAGCAGTTGGTAGCCCTGCATGGGTGGCTAGCAGACCTACTGTACAAGGTAGCAAAGTAGTGTCGTCCACATTCTTAGTGTCAGGACAAGAGTTTATTATTAACGGTTTAACTATTCCTCTATCTAATGATGTTAGGGAATTAGTCGACAATATTAATTCTTTAGGTACTACTATTACTGCCGGCCTTGTTAATAGTAGATTGGAAATTTACTCAACTGTCGTTGCTGTAAACGGTATAAACAATGTAGTATTAACAGGCACTGGGTGGGCAAATACTGCAACTACTATAGGTATTTTACCTAAAACATATAACCCGCCTGCATTAAAAATTAGCAAGCATACCGAAGTTCCACCCTGGAAGATTACTGATACAAATACTTCTGCTCCTACTGGGTCTGTTTGGGTTAAAACCACTTCACCAAATGCTGGTGCTAACTGGTCTATTAAAACTTACTATTCAGATCAAGGAGAGTGGGTTACTAGATCCGCGCCATTATTTGAGAATAATCAATCAGCATTGGCTAGTTTAGATCCAACAGGCGGCGGATTTAAGTTGCCAGCTGATTCCACTTATGTAAAATATAATGATGACGAAGTTTTTCCGTTCGAAGCAGATTTTAAAGTGTATGTTCGTAGAACAACTGGCGTGACTTCGACTACTACAGTAAGTTTGATTTCTACAAAAGCATTAAAATTTACATTACAAGAAAGCGTAACTGGCTCGGCATTGCTAACCCCAGCTATACCTTTATTAAAACCAATTGAGGTTGCATTAGCCGATGGCGCAATTAACGCAACTGCTAATGCTAATGCGTTAGCAACTGCAATTAATAATGCAGAAGATATCAATGGTAAGAAATACGATAATATCATAGCTACAATAGACCCTGTTAGTAATCGGGTCACTGTTACTCATAAATTAGGAGGCGAAATTGTATTCATGGACGACAATACAATATCCGGAACTAATTCCATCGAAACTATATTCGAACCACTGCCATCTAATAATTTCTATAAAACAGTATCTGCTATTAATGGTGTGTCTACCACAAACACATCCGGCGAAGCAACATTAACTAATGTATCAGATGTTAATGGTTTCTATGTTGGAATGGCTATTGACGGAACCGGTGTGCCACTTAATACCTATATTGCTAATATAGAAGGCACCGGACCATATACAGTTACAATGACTAATGCATCAACATTTGCTGTATCCTCAGTAAATTTAACTGGCACTAAATTTGTAGTTACTCTTTGGACATCTGAAAACGATTTCCATCAAGGATTTATTGTAGGATCAGATACTCCGTTAGAAACCGATCCTGTAGATGGCCAACTTTGGTATAGTAGTGTTATTGACGAAGTTGATATTATGGTTCATGATGGATCCGACTGGGTTGGCTATAAAACTGCAACAAGCCCGTTCTATTCCGCAACACCAAACGACCAAACAGATCCAAAAGGTCCAATTGTTGCTGCGTCTAAACCAACTAAACAAAGTGGAGGAAATGCGTTAGTTACTGGTGATATTTGGATTGATTCTTCAGACGAAGAAAAGTTCCCACAAATTTATACATATGATGCTACTCAGAAAAAATGGTTTTATATAGATAATACAGATCAAACTACTGAAAACGGTATTCTGTTTGCCGATGCTCGTTTAGGTACTTCTGGCGGCACTAAAGAAACCGATACCACTGCCGCAATACCACCTAATGGCTCAATACCAGAACTACTGGCGTCCAATTATTTAGACGGCGATGCACCAGATCCTGCACTTTATCCGAAGGGTATGCTGCTTTGGAACTTACGTCGTTCTGGATTTAATGTTAAGAAGTTTGTACACGACTATGTTGATAATAACGAATCCAATCCTCGTGTTATCGGCTTAGACGGTGACCCAGAACCGCAGACTAATTATTACCCCCACGCGTGGATTAGTATCGCTGCCAACCAAGAAGATGGTGCCGGCGAGTTTGGACGTAAATCTCAACGCCGAGTTGTTATTCAAGCACTTCAGTCGTTGGTTAATTCTAACGAGCAAATTCGCGATGATGAAAATCGTATATTTAACTTAATGGCGTGCCCTGGCTACCCAGAATTAGTTGGAGAAATGGTTGCTCTTAACTATGATAGACGTCTCACTGCTTTTGTAGTAGGCGATACTCCTGCTAGATTACTACCTAATAATACTTCTCTTAGTAATTGGGGTACTAATATGAATCTGGCATTAGAAGACGGAGATAAAGGACTTGCTTCTTATGATGAATATCTTGGCTTCTTCTATCCATGGGGTTATACCTCCGATAATTTAGGTAATAATATCGTTGTTCCACCTTCACATATGATATTACGCACTATTTCATTAAGCGATAATGTTAGCTATCCTTGGTTTGCTCCTGCGGGTACCAGACGCGGCGGCATTACTAACGCTACTTCAGTCGGCTATATTACCGCAGAAGGAGAGTTCCAGTCAGTTGCTCTTAATACTGGACAAAGAGATACACTCCAAGAGATTTGTAAGGTTAATCCTATTACCTTTATTTCGGGCTCTGGATTAGTGAACTTTGGCCAACGTACACGCGCAAGAAATGCTTCTGCATTAGATAGAATTAATGTTGCAAGACTTGTTATCTATCTTCGCAGACAATTGACTCAACTTGCTCGCCCGTATATCTTTGAACCAAATGATAAGATTACTAGAGATGAGTTTAAAGGCACTATAGAATCATTAATGCTGGCACTAGTAGGCCAACGTGCATTGTATGATTTTATTGTGGTGTGCGATCATACCAATAATACCCCAGATCGTATAGATAGATATGAACT